CAATTCCTGAAGTTCCTCCATTAATACCAGCAGGAACAATACCTGTTAATTGAACTTTATCACCAACCTCAAAAGGACTGCCACTTCCACCTGGGAAATCAATAGTTGTTGTAGTACCTGTTGTTACACCAACCACTTTCTGTGATTTTGGTTTACCTGCACTCAACGTTGCTGTTCCTCCTGATGGAACATAGTAATCAGCATTTCCTGCTGTTGGATCTATTCCAACTACAACATGGGCATCACCACCTAGTGCATGTACCCTAACAGTATCAGTAAAATGAGTCATAATACCTGATGTTGCTGTCGCTGTTACAATAGCGAAAGATACTCCGGCTCCTACTGGTTTATGTGCCATTATTCTTGATCCTCTGATGATTGTGGTTCAGTTTCAGTTTCTGTTTCAGGTTCTACTTCACTAAACATAGAAGATGCTACTACTGGCTTGTTAGTATCAACCTTTTCAGCAGCTTTTGCATACAATAAATCCTTAATTTTGTCACTAACGTCTGAAGCAGAACCGTCAGTGGCGATCAAATCTACAAGTTCTTCCATAAAAAATTAATATAAGTCCTATGCTTTATTTATATCTCAGCTTTCTTAGTGTCTTTTCCTAACTGTGCATTAGTAATTCCACCATCTATCTCTGGTTCTAATGGAACATCACCCATCATACCCATTTCATCTTCTGCAGGTAATGGTTCTCCAGTAATAGGATCTATAGCATTTGGATCTGGAATAGTTCCATCTGCAATTTCTTGCTCTATTTGCTCATCAATTTCTATAATTTCCGCATCTGTTTGACGAAGGATTCTTCTACGGACATATTCATTAGAATAAAATCTACCAATATAAGGTTCGATAGTAGCAAGAGTACCCAAACGCTCATTTATCATTTCAGTTTCTTTTAATTCAGCAAACTGATTATCATAGATGAAATCATATTGAATATGCTCACTAATTGTCTCCCAATCTTCTGGGGTAACAATATTCTTTAGGATAAGTTGAGTCTTCAACATATCATTAAACATTTTTGAGAAACGCTTTCTTAAACGTCCTACAAATCTTGAGAATTTAAGTTCATCTCTTAATATCTCTGATGAACGTCCTAAATTAAATCCACCATCAGTTGCAATTCTAGATTCTGGAACTTGCAATGAACGATAAAGCTTTTTCTGGAAATATTCAACGTCTGTCAATTCTCCAAGGTTTTGTCCACCTGGAAGTGTTGTTATTTCAGTTCCTCTACCACCTTCTCTACGTGGTAACCAGAAATCTTCCATCATAGACATGAATTTTCTGTCATCACGAACTTCACCAGTATTTGCGTCATATACTAGTTTGTTTCTATAACGACTCATTACCTCTTTAAGGTATTGTTCTGCCTTAACTTTTGGTAGATTACCAACATCAATATAGAATATTCTTCTTTCTGGTGCTCTTGATAATCTATAAATTACAAGACTATCCTCAATCATTCTAAGTTGATTAAGTGCCTTAATTGCCTTGTGGAGATATGAAAGAACTGTTCCTTTATTCCTATCTACAAGGCCAGAAGTTACATAAGTAACAGAATCTTTTGCGATTTTAACTCCCTTACTTCCACCAGGTTGATTACTAATTAAATTATTTGATGGATAATTTGGCTTTTCTGTATATACATAATATTCCTCAATTTCAGGAGACATTATTTTTGTAACATCTTTTTCAGCATTTGACCTTACATTCATATAGTCATTCGTCTTCAGCTTCTTCTCTTGACGAACAAGCTTCATTTTCATTGGGTCAATATATCTTAAATCCTTAATCCCTTCATGAGGTTTTTTAATATCGATTACTTTTAAGTAATACAGTCTGCCATCAATATACCAATTCCTAAAAATTTCATGAGATTTGGAATCAAAATCCATAATCTCTTTAATATTTCTAAATTCTTCCCTAATTAATTTCTTTAATTTATCACTAGCATTTAAATTTGATAATTCTATTTCAACAGGTGAATCATACAAATCACTAACAATTGCTTCATTTATAACATCTTCAATGGCACTATCCGCTTCCGGATGAAGTGCCATTTCTCGATATCTTTTTATTAAATCAGATTCAGTCCTGTAAACACCTTCAATATCAACATATGAACCATAAAAACTACTTGCAACATAATTGTCATTCCCGTCCTCATTATTAGGAGGAACGGGAGAAACTATAGAAGTAGATTTCTTTTCTTTGTCACCAATAGAAAAGCCAAAAAGTCGTGCCATTATTTAATGAACTCTATTATTGAGTTATTTAGCTGATATCCTCACCGCCAGCTGATGGAGATGTGCCCCTATAGGCTTCCCACCACTGAACCTGTAATTCTACAGTAAACTCTTCAAGTGTGTCAGTCGTTTCGTAGCTTAAGTCAATAGTAGACAAATTGGTTGGGAAAATATCCCAGAACTTGTAAGATCTAAGTACACTACCATCGCGATCTAGTTGTTTAACAACAGCATCCTTTTGATATTCTTCTGGATCTACAGAACCAGATGCATCAGACATCTTATTAATAACATTCATCCACTTTTCAAAAGCAGAACGAATGGAGAAGTCTGTATCGTTAATAACTGTGATTGTCCATGTTTCAAATGTTCTATCTCCGGCAATTTTTAAAATTCGTCCTCGGAATGGAACTTCGACAGGAGCAATAGTAGATGCTGGTAAAGCAGCAGCTTTAACCAAGAATCTTGCTTTTTGTAAGACATCATTATCAATCGCAACAGCATCTGGAAATGCTAGTTCGACTTCGAATAGATTGGGTCTAGTACCACCACCAGATAATCTACTCTTAAAATCACTAATTGTCCTTAATGGTGTGGTGTTCTGTTGTTGACGAGTTGCCATAGTTTTTTATACCTCTTGATTTATTAAGTAGAATTAAACAGAACCAATAATTTCGTCAAATGAAACCCCAGTTCTCGTAGCAACAAAGGTTAGACCGATGAAGTTGATAGAACGTGCTGGTTTAATGTAAATGTCAGCCACAAACTCATTATTATCTATAATAGCAGCGGTGTTATTTGTCTCATCACAAATAACGACGTAATCCTGAATTCCTCTCTTCGCTTGAACATCACGTAAGAATGGTTCAACAATGTTCACAAAGTTTGTTCTTGTGATTTCATCGTTAAATTCGAAGAGTTGATCTTTAGCTGCCGCTTCAATTGCATTCTCAAGGAAAATAAACAACCTACGAACGTTGATTCTATCGAATGCAGATGCTTTAGCAAGTCCAGTCTTATCTCCAAAGAGAACAATTCCAGAACCAGCAGAGAAGATAACAGGGTTAACTCTTGCTGAATAAAGTCTGTCTCTTTGAGTCTTAGATGGGTTGTATGCCAACTTAACTGCATTTAGAATAGCACCTCTTGCTGTTCCAGCAGGAGAGAACCAAGGATAGTTGTTAATGTCTGTTCTAGCACAACAACCAGCAATATCACCGTTAAGAGGTACGTAACGGAATGTATCCGCAAATCTATCGTACATATACTTGTATCCAGAGTCGAATACAGCATAAGATGATGAAGTTAATGGTGAATAGAAATTAAGAACATTAGTCGTAATGTCATCATCATCATTAATCGTAACAGTTCCTGTTGCAGTATCTGTCAAATATGCACCCCTATATGGAGATATAAATGCCAGAGAATCTTTTCTTAGATCTGCGACTGCAATAACCTGTTGTGCAAGATTTTGTGTTTCTGTCATACTGTGGTTTCCAGAACCCATCAGTAAGAAGTCTACTGCATACAAGTCATTATTTTCAAACTTTTTATATCCAGTAGAGAGTTTAGAGACAGTTGCTTTTAATGAACCTGATGTTCCAATACCTGTTTGTCCATCATAGTTCTTACCAGCTGCAAGCAGTTGATTTTGGTTTCCTGTTCCACCAAAGATAATACCATTGGCGTTTTGATCCCAACCGTAATCTGATTGTGGAGTAAAGTTAGCACTAAATCCAGTAGTTGTAAGTCCTGCTGGAGCACTTCCACCGTAAATATATTCGGAATTATTTCTTAGGAATTTCCTCCAATAAGAAGGAGAACCTGCAGAGAATTCTGCATCCTTTGCTTTAGAAAGACTTAGATGCTTCTCAAGAATTGTTCCGGCATTTCCAGTAACTTTTCCTTCTCCATCAATTACTACAACATGAAGTTCGTCAAATCTTGCACCACGTCCTGAAGCAAAATCTGAAGTTCCTGGTCTATCAACAAGAGTATTCCACTGAATAGTCTTTGCACTAGTTCCTACACCAACTGTACTTGTTGCTACTGTAAGGGTTTGAGCATCAAACCAATCTGAAGTTGCATTGACTGATGTTGAAATTCCTTGAGCAGTTCCATTTGCTAAAGCAGAAGTAAATCCAACTGTAGAAGCAGGGTTACCAGTACCTGATGATGTAATGAACTCATAAACACCACCTGGTTGATAATCAACAGCGGTTTCTGTTCCGGCTGCTGATACATGGGAAACAATCTTTACACCAACATTGGTTCCAACAACCTGCATGACGATTCCTTTCAGAACTCCGTCTAGGGTTGTTCCTGAACCAGCACCTGGAAGTGTTTTTGTAATTGCTTGAGTAACACCATAACCAACTACTGCGTTAGTAGCACTAGCGACTTCCAAAATTTGGTCGCATTTGGCATCGAGTATACCAACTCTGATTCCATTTGCCCAAGAACCAGGGTTTTTAGCGATTGTGACTGCAGTAGGAATTACATTCTCATCGTATCCTAATGCATCATAATCCTCATTACTTTTAATCTTAATACTTGCGGAGTTGTTAGTAGCATTTTTAAGATCGTCATCGTCAGATCTTACAACTCTTAACGTCCCTCCATATGCTAAGAACGAAGATGCGGTTAACCATGTTTCGTACTGTTTATCAGCACCATGTGGTTCACCGAAACTATTCACTAAATCATTTTCAGTTTCAACAACTGTTGGTACTTCAACTGGACCTTTTTCAAAAGCCCCAACTATCCCTCCAATTTTATCTGATGTCGGGTCAACTCTCCCTTGAGTTAAGTCAACTTCCTTAACAACAATTCCAGGAGATGCTAGATTTAGTGGCATCTTAATTCCCCTCGCAGTCCAAATTTACTCTAAAAATATTTATTAAAATATCTATTTACAATGGGGAAACAGTACATGAACATTACCAATCAGGATATGCCCAATCAAT